TTGTAGGTCACGGCTTTGTAGGGAAAGCTGTTGATTACGGTTTTAGTCATCCTGATGTAGAGAAGGAAATTGTAGACCCAAAGTATGGAACAGATCTGGATAGTATTGATATTACTTTATATGACTGCGCTTTTGTTTGCGTCCCTACCCCGATGGGACACGATGGCGCTATTGATTGCTCTATTATTGATAACACTCTGGGTAAGCTAAAAAATGCTAACTTAATTGTTGTTAAATCAACAGTTACTCCTGACATAGTTACTAAATGGCCTATGAACGTCGTATACAATCCTGAATTTTTAACAGAAAAATCTGCTAATGAGCAATTCGTAGATCCTCCGTTTCATATCTTAGGAGGTGATAGATGGGCTACTAAAAGAGTAGAAGAACTTTTTACTAAACACAGCTTGTGTAATCCTTGTCCTGTATATCATATGACTAAACAAGAAGCAAGTTTTGTTAAGTATACTATCAATACATTTCTATCTATGAAAGTTACATTTTTTAACCAATTGTATGATGCAATAGGTCAGACTGATGCTAACTTTGCTACAGTTATTAAAGCTGTTGCTGCTGATACACGTATTGGTCCATCTCATACCAAAGTGCCAGGCTTTGATGGTAAGCAAGGTTTCGGCGGCGCATGCTTTCCAAAAGACGTATCAGCTTTTATTAATTATAATAAACAGTTGACATTACTAAAGGAAGCATCTATAATAAACAATAATTATAGACGACAATATGAAATGGATGAAAGAGAGAAAGAACAACATGTCAATTATGGACAAACTAAAAAAGAACTCGAAGATAAAGACTACGGACATCCTGTCTGAATCTAAGTTCTTTACAGAGAAAGATATGACGCCTACTGATGTTCCTATGGTAAACGTAGCGTTATCAGGTTCAGTAGATGGGGGAGTAACTCCTGGACTTACTGTACTAGCTGGACCTTCTAAACATTTTAAAACTTCATTCGCATTGCTTATGGCTGGAGCCTATCTTAAACGGCATCCAGAAGCAGTTATGCTCTTCTACGATTCAGAGTTCGGATCTCCTCAATCATACTTTGAGCAGTTTGGTATTGATACCTCACGTATCTTACATACTCCTATTGCTAACGTAGAAGAGCTTAAGTTTGATTTGATCTCTCAGCTTGAGAATATCGAGCGAGATGATCATGTTATTATTGTTATTGACTCTATTGGTAATCTTGCTTCTAAGAAAGAACTAGAAGACGCTAAGAATGAAAAATCAGTAGCAGATATGTCACGTGCAAAGGCTCTTAAGGGTCTATTCCGTATGTGTACTCCTTATCTCACTATGCGTAATATTCCTATGATTGCTGTTAATCATACCTATCAAGAGATTGGATTGTTTCCTAAAGCTATTGTGGGTGGTGGTACTGGTATCTACTATAGTGCTGATAATATCTGGATACTTGGTCGTCAGCAAGATAAAAAAGGTACAGAGATTCAAGGTTATCATTTCGTAATTAATGTGGAGAAAAGTCGTTATGTTAAAGAGAAGTCTAAGATTCCTATTACAGTTTCTTGGGACGGTGGTGTCCGTAAGTACTCTGGGCTGCTCGATTGTGCTCTTGCTGGTGGTTATGTTACTAAGCCTTCCAATGGCTGGTATGCTGCGGTTGATCAGAGTACTGGAGAGATGGGATCTAAAGTACGGTACGATGTCACGCTTAGTAAGCCCTTCTGGGATCCAATCTTTAATGACACAGATTTTAAAGAGTTCTTAAAGAAGCAATACAGCATTGGTCATCAGTCGCTAGTTAGTATGGATGAAATTGTAGAGGATGCAGATGGTTAAAATACCTAATATGTTTGAAGAAAATGTTCAGTATGAGCTTATTCCTGGAGATAACGATCATTGGCATATTCGAATCAAAGAAGGAGAGTTTATTGAATCTGTAATAAGTTTCGGTAAGATATCTATTGAAGAAGATTCTCCTGTTCTTAGTTTTGATCTTACACTTCATTCTAGTCCAGATGAAGATTTATCAACTAATAGCTTGCCATTACAGAAGTATGCAGGTAAAATACTAGAGAGTGTAATGATTAATAACCTAAACGAAATGGAAAAGAATGAGCAATAACTTAGAGCAACTTGTGCTGCGACATCTTCTTATTGATGAGTCATATATGCGCAAGGTGCTTCCCTTTATTAAACCAGATTACTTCCAAGGAGTAACCCGTCAACTGTT